CACCACCGGCGTTCGGTCCTACGCCTGGCGGGGGTGGCGGACCTGCTCCTGAGGCAGGGGCGGGAGCGGAGGCGGGGGCTGGGGCGGGAGCGGAGGCGGGAGCGGGAGCGGAAGCTGCGCCATCGCCAGAGGCGGCGTCGGCGTCAGTTCCTGCAGCCGGGGGAGCTGAATAATGAACTGTACTACCGTAACACCTATCTCAGCATTTGTTTCAACTAATCTTAATAACAAGATTACTAGTTTCCAGCGCCTCGGGGATCGCATCACCCGAGCGCTTGGGGCGCCATTAGTGAATGTAGAGATACATCATGATCAATTATTTGAGAACATTAGTATTGCGTGCGAGATGTTTACTAAATATGCCGGTTATACCAACGAATATCTGGTGTTTGATTCAAATTTATATGATGGTAAAAAAGGGATTAAACTCGATAGTCTATTTTCTATAACACCAGATTTTAATAAAATTAATCATCCCAGCGAAGAAGTTTATATAGCAGTATCCTCTATAGCCAGTTCTGGATTTATATCTAGCTCGGCCTTATCTGCATCTTACGCAGATGGCATTTTTGTAAATCAAATAGTTACTGCAACGGATTATGCATCCATAACTTCGTTTAACGCGTCTCTAACCAGCAGTTTTAAATCTTCACTACCAGAAGAAAGTAAGCGGTACAATAATTTCGATTATGATGTAATGAGCTATCGCAAAGTAATTGATGTTATCGACTTTGAAGAGGGTTCTAACCAAGGTGTTAATACATTATTTACTATTGAACAGACATTAGCTCAGCAAACGTACTTTACGTACGCGTTAGGTAACTATGGATTTGATCTTATTAGTTGGTATATTTTAAAAGACTGGCTCGATAATAGAGAGAAACTATTGTCGTTAAGGCGATCTATCAAGTTCGATCCACGTACTCAATATCTTGTAATGCACCCTGCACCTCACTCAGCGAGATTTTACGGTATAGTCTCCTGTTACGTGGAGCGCCCGCTTTGCGATGTTATTAAAGAACAGTGGGTGTATCAGTATGCGTTAGCTTTAAGTAAGATTTCTGTCGGTACAGTCAGATCCAAGTACAGTGGAACTACTTTGTTTGGGGGAGGCAGTATTAATGCAAGTGATATGATGACACAGGGTCTTGCTGAGAAGGAAAAGTTAGAGCAAAAACTTTACGAGGGGGCCCCTGGATTAGGAGATGCCGATCCGCCGATGTTCTTTGTCGGCTAAAGCTCTCAAGAATGAGTACTGAAAGATGATACCCCTAACTGGTAAAGGTAAATTTCGACAGGGTATATTTACACCGATTAATTCTAAAAAATATATAGGCAAGCATAAACCTTTGTATAGATCTAGTTTTGAGCTCAGATTTTTTAGATGGTGTGATTCTAACACGAATGTATTGGAGTGGGCGAGCGAGGCTGTTGTTATTCCTTATACATGCCCGGTGGATAATAGAGTACACAGATATTATACAGACGGTATATTAGCCTTGAAAGAAGCTACGGGCATTGTAAAATATATCATTGAAATTAAACCACTTAAACAAGTTATTCCGCCTATTTCGTCAAAAGGCAAGCGTCAGTCTACTATTATTTACGAAAATATACAGTATGCAAGAAATACTGCTAAATGGGAAGCTGCGCGCAAATGGTGTAGTGAGAGAGGTTTTAGATTTCAAATACTCACAGAAAAAGAGTTGGGAATTTAAATAATTACAGACAGTTTTAATAAGTATTTTAAACTATGCCATATAAAGTATTAACCGAGCGACAAGATCCCGAAGAATTCGAATATATTGTCGAGGAGAAAAATAGCAAAGAACAAAGTGCTTTATATGTACGTGGTCCTTACATGGGAGCAGAGACAGTTAACAAAAATAAGCGCAGATATGGCTTACAGAACATGAAGTATGAAGTAGACAGATATATTCGGGAGATGGTAGCTACTAAAAGAGCTATGGGTGAACTCAACCACCCAGCTTCTGCGGAAGTAAATCCTGAGAGAGCGTGTCATTTAGTAGTGGAGATGTGGCAGGACGGTAACATTTTTTATGGTAAATCGAAAGTACTCTCAACACCCATGGGTCAAATTGTAAGATCTCTTATAAATGATGGGGTGAAGGTGGGGATGTCGTCTAGAGCATTGGGTAAGTTAACAGAAGAGGGGGATGGTGTCAATAGAGTTGATGACATGCGCCTGATTGCAATTGATTGTGTAGCGGACCCGTCTTTTAATAAAGCATTTGTTAACGGTATTTTAGAAAGTAAGCAATTTGTATTAAATGGCAGAGGCGACTTTGAAGAAATGTATGAGTCTTTTGAGAAATCACTTCATTCTCTTCCTAAGAAAGACCTTGAAAAATATTTTATGGAACAAGTACTCACGTTTATTAACGAAATAAAGCATAAAATTTAATAAGTAATAATATGAACAACGATATACGTACTGAGCCTAGTATCGAAAAAGATGGTACTAAGATGTGGTATAAAAACGGTGAGCTCCACCGCGAAGATGGGCCCGCTGTTATTCATCCTGATGGTACTGAGGAGTATTATATAAACGGCAAACTTCAAAGTAAGCCCAAAATTACTGAGCCTAGTATCGAAAAAGGTGGTACTAAGATGTGGTATAAAAACGGTGAGCTCCACCGCGAAGATGGGCCCGCTGTTATTCATCCTGATGGTACTGAGGAGTATTATTTAAACGGCATACAGCAACTGCCCCCTCCGCCTTCTGAAATCAAAATTGATCCAGCACACTTAGCCAATGCTGGACCTGCTAAGCCTAGTATCGAAAAAGATGGTACTAAGATGTGGTATAAAAGCGGCGAACTTCAAAAAAAGAAAGTTAATGAGAGCAATATCGTTAAATTTATTTGCTCTATTACGGAAAAAAAATATAGTGAGGCCGATAAGTATTTACAGCACGAAATCGATAATCGTATTAGATCAAAAATTTTAAAGTGTTTAAAAGACCATGAGTAAAGATATTAAAACATTACTTAAAGAAGCCACCAAAGACCTTCTAACGGAGGATACACTTAATGGCATTGAACAGGCGTTTGACGTTGCCGTCAAAGAGCGTTCCAATATTCAGGTTGAGAAAGCTCTCCTAGAGCAAGACAATGAATACGCGGACAAGCTCGAAAAGCTTGTTAACGCCATCGACAAAGACCATACTCTCAAACTTAATCGAGTGATGGAAGCTATTGATATCAATCATGCCAAAAAGCTTAAACACGTCATTATGAGTTATGAGAAACAACTAACTGAGGAGGCTGGTAAGTTTAAGGGTGATATGGTGAATACACTCAGTAAGTATCTCGATATGTATCTTGAAGAGAAGATTCCTACACAATCTATTCAAGAAGCAACTTTTAATAAGAGATCTACTCTCGTTTTACAAGAAATTAAAAAAATTCTTGCTGTTGATCATGCCATGGCTCAAGAATCCATTAGGGAAGCCGTTGTGGACGGTAAAAATACTATCGATGAGTTGCAGCAAACTGTTGACGAACTGTCTAAAAAGAATAAGCAGCTCTCCGAGGCTTATGTAGTTACTAAATCACAACTACTCGTGGAGCAGAAGATTTCTGATCTTGATGAAGAGAGGAAAGCTTACATGCACAAAATGCTTGAGAGCAAATCCCCTAAGTATATTACTGAAAATTTCGAATATATATTGTCTCTATATGATAAAAATGAGGAGGAGACATTAGATATTCTTAAGGAACAAGCCACTGCGTCAACGAATGTTGTGGATGCAGAGGTGCCTAAGATAGTCGAAGAGAGTGCTGGAGAGTCTGTTATAGACCCTGCATTCAGAAATTACTTATCTGAGTTAGGTAAATACTAATTCAGCATTAATCAACATGAGGTTGTTTCAACCTGAACCACAGATATTATGGAGAAAAAGCAAATATGAGTAATCAAATTCGTCCTTCAACAGCGTACATCAGTGAGAGTCGCGCGAAAGGTCTGTTAGACAAGTGGAAGCCTGTGCTTGAGTACAGCTCTGCTAACGTTCGTGCAATCGAAGATGATCACACTAAGTTAAATACCGCTATTCTTCTAGAGAATCAGGAACAGTGGTGCCATGAAGCTTCTAATAGCTCCGGCGGCACCGGTTCTGTGTTTTCTAACGGCACCCCTAACGCGGGCGCCTTTGGTAACCAGTTCCCTTCTCAGAATGATAGTAGTTACGCGCCTGGTGATTATCGTCTACCGAAGATCCTCATCCCGATGATTCGTCGTACGTTCCCTGAGTTGATCACTAACGAAATCGTTGGCGTTCAACCCATGAGCGGTCCGGTTGGACTTGCTTTTGCTCTTCGCTACAAATATGAGCCAACTAGTTTAGGTTATGGTAACAACGTGCACGATGGCAGCAGCAATCAGCAATTTGCTGTTGCTGGTGGTCGCGAGACCATCAATCGCGCACTTTCAACTAACCCTGAACTTGGCTATCAGTTCCTCGACACTCGTTTCACGGGTACAACATCTACAAAGTTGACCGGCAATGCAGATTTTGCAATTGCCGCGCAAGACTCGGGTGTTGCTCAGTTGCTCAGTCAGTTTGAGCTTAACAGCAACATTCCTCAGATGGTTGTGTCTTTTGAGAAGACTGCTGTCGAAGCTGGTACTCGTAGATTAGCGGCTCGCTGGTCAGTTGAATTGGAACAAGATCTGAAGAACATGAACGGTATTGATATCGATTCTGAGCTCACAAACGCCATGTCGTATGAGCTACAGGCCGAAATCGACCGTGAAATGATCATCAGAATGATCCAAACAGCCCTCAATGGTGGTCTTGGAACCGGATATTCTATCTGGTCCCCTGCCTCTGCTGACGGCCGCTGGCTTGTTGAGAGAAACCGCGACTTCTATCAAAGACTCATAATTGAGGCTAACCGTATCGCCGTGCGCAATCGCCGAGGTGCAGCAAACTTTATTGTTGCTACTCCTCGAGTTTGTGCTATCTTGGAAATGCTCCCTGAATTTCAGTGGGCTCCGGTCCAAGGTAACGTCAATACGCAGCCTGTCGGAGTTGCAAAAGTGGGTACTCTCGGTGGAAGATTCAACGTATATCGTGACACACGTACGGAAGCTCAGTTCGAAGCAAATGCTGGCGGTAATTTCGCCGGCTCTGCCTATCCGAGCAACGGCGCCTCGTTTGGTGGAACCTACACTCGTTCTACTCGTCTTGAGTATGCCCTCTTGGGCTACAAAGGACCTGAGTTCTACGACACAGGTATCATCTACTGCCCGTACATTCCTGTCATGGTACAGCG